TAAGTTGCGTTAGCAGGAAGATCAGTTTCATCAAAACAACAAGACTGATTTTCTTGATTTACAGCTACCCCCCATGTACTTGGTTGGTTTGCAAGCGCGAGTGCTGTGGTAGCTTCACCACCTAAATTGTTAGAGATAAAATTAGCTGCACTTGAATTTGTACACCCAGGCACAACATCAAAACAACTATCTGTTGCACTACTAGTAGAAGTACCATCAGTATTTACATTATATAAATAAGGAACATTTTGTAATAGCTCTTCATTTGTGTAAACAACTCCTGTAGATGGATTTACATCTACGTCTTGATTATATTGTATTCCAAAATTTAATAAAGGAAAATCTGTTGCAGCGTAAGCGACACCTGTTGTAGGGTTTATATTTCCATCATGGTACCAATTATTAAAGTTAAACTTACCAGCAGTTTTACATCCAAATACTTTAGGGAAACATCCATACACGGAACCTTCAAACGTATCAGGAGACGGCGTAGCACCATACTGACTACTAGATGGATCTGTTCCATCACTTAAAGTTAAATCAGTATAAATAGGGTGGTACGCTCCTAAGCTTGTTCCATATAATGTACCGGCACTATTGTTAGCGTAAGTATCATCATACATATTAATAGTAGCTGAAGTACTCCATCCATCGTATGCTTCACCTCTTACGTCATTACCTGAAGGCGCTGTAGTTTTATTAAAGGTAGGATGAGATGTTTGAGTTGTAGACGCTCCTACACCTACATGCTGATTTGCAGGTATAGCGTAATTAGTGTCCATACAACCTAAAACATGCGCACCAGTACAATCATTAGCTACATGCTGATTAACGTTTGGATTAAATCCTTGTTGCGGAAAACCACCAGTTAAAGCATTAAACCCATCAATAGATGCAGTGTTCCATCCGTCGTCCGTACACCCCTGATGCGTAGCACAAGTATCATCTAAATGTAAATCAAGCTTATACTCGCAAGATGTACCAGTATTTCCATCATCCCCACTTTGAGCAACATTACTATAATTAAACTTTATTACAATAAATACAGCTAATACTGTTGGAACTGAATTATAAATTGAAATATCAGTAACTCCAGCAACAAGTTCGTCATACGTAAATGTTCGAGTAGGGAATGTAGTGTCGTCAATGTCAATTTCTCCATTACTTTGACGATAAGCGTTTACAGTAATATTACTAATTTTTGGCGTTCCGTCAGCATTTAAAAGCTCATCTGGGAAAGTGCTATACCCAGACTTAAATCGAACTCCTGTAGTAGCAGCGCCTGTACAATTAGCTGAATATAATTCAAATAAAATTGGTTTAGCAGTAGAAGACACTCCACTATATGTATAATTTGCTGGAGCATATCCGTATGGATTTTCTTGTAACTCAAAAATACCGTCACCATCAGAGTCAGTTCCCGCTAATTGTATACAACAACTATTAGTATCGTTTGTATTTGCGTTTGGATTATAATTTTGATAAGGAGATCTTGAACATCCTCCAATCGCATCTATACATGTACTATTATCTTGAGTAGTGTATAGTGCACTATAATTAATATGATAATTAGGCGGTGTACCTGGGTCCATACATCCTGTGTATGTACATGGATTAGAGTCATCTGTTACGCTCACCTCATTAATAGTAGCTAATGCGTCGTAATTATCTGCAGGATAACCTCCTATGTAATTTTCTACTGTATTTAACTCACTTGTCGCTAGCCAGGTTTCTAAAGTAAAAGTTCCTGGGTACGGAGAATAAGGAGCATTAATAAGACCGCTATCTGTACATCCGTATTTATAACAAGATCCATCATCATATGTAGCAAATTCATTGTAGTTATCCATACCTGGAATCATACACCCGCCAAGCTTACATGCTTCTTCTCCATTAGGTCCTACAGCGCCAACTGGTAAATCAATTCCTATATCAGAGCTTACGTCTTCATTATAATTTTCCGCCCAAGAATCTCCTTCGTTAGCGTGCCCCGCAGGATATAGCCCAGAATCTCCACATCCAAATAGATAGCATGTATCAGACGATGTATGGAATACTTGTGGATCTACTCTTACAACCGAAATATCTTTTACTAAGAATTCATGCGGATCTCCTGTGTTAAAATTATAAAAAGCAATACCATTTGAATGAGTAGAAGCAACCCAATATACTGTGTAGTCTACCCAATCTTCTTCTAATACAAATTTATTAGTATTGTTAGGAATAGTGTTATAAACTCCCGTTGTCGAGTAAGTTGGATTAACTTCAGTAAGGTAATGTATACCAACAGCTGTATCCGCTTCATTATGAGTAGATCCAACATAATCTGAAATTCCAACTTGTCTATTTCTGTCAGTATCCCAATTAGAACCTATTTTAGCTTTAAAGTCTAATCTATAAATACTACCTTCTCCATAATTAAAAAGCTGAGATAAAACAGCTCTAGGCTCTTCTGTAATGTGAGTATAATTTGAATTATAAGTCCAAGCAGGCCACGAAGCTCTAAATTTAGCTTCGTAATAAGGAGTTATCCAAACCCCAACTCTAGGCCCATCTCCTAAATGATAAGTCCTTCTCCAAGTTTCAGTAAGTGGGTTAGCAAAATAATCAGAACCTTTTCGTGTTGGCCATAAATCACCATTAGCATAAAGCCCGTACTCTCCTTGATCTATGTGAGTTCTTATAATATGAAAGTCTCCATCTACATTGTTTGTATTTCCTACAACAGAATATAATTCTGCATTATCTAACCCTAAAGTAATACCGCTTTCACTTCCTGCGTAACTGCTAAAACTTTCTTGATTTAAAACTACATCTTGACATGTTTCACGTTTTAAAACTATATCGTCTATAATAAAGTTAGAAGATGCTGCTGCACCAGAAATTTCTAAAATAATTAATTGAGCTTGGTAATGAGGTTTCCATTTAGTTGCAAAATATTTGTCTCCTTGGTTTGCTAAAACTGTAGCTGAAAGCTCAGTATAACTTAAACTATCAAAACCGTAACTCCAAGAAGCGGTATTAATAGTTTGTGTGGAAGAGTCCCAAGTAACATTGTTAAATTCTTTAATAGTTGCAGTTACAGGTGTATCACTTTTAATTAATACTTCAAAATAATAATTATAAAGAAGAATGTCACTAGCAGAGACTAGCGGGTACTCTAAAGAAGTGAGTACTCCCACAGAGTTTTGGCTAACAGTGCTATCATATTCAAGAATACTGTATTTAGAAACTACTTCCCCTACAGCGCTAGGCTGAGGATTAAACGGACTAAGAACTACTCTTGCAGCTACTTCACCTGTATAAGACCCATTAGTTTCTACTTTTACATTAGAAGATTCATCTACTATACTTGTGTATGTAGTAGACCCCCAATATTCTATATTAGCCTTGTTTGCTGGAGCAAGTAAGTCTGGCCCGAAGCAACTGTTTTGAGCGTTTGCTTGATTTGAAACATTACCAGTTACTGTAATTCCTTCTCCAAAGTTAGTAGCAGTTTCATCAATACATGCTTCGTATACACACAATGAAGGTGTAGCGTCTTGTATTGCGTCTGCATCATAGTTAGAAGCATTAGGATCTGTACATCCTTCATAGATACAAGCTCCAGAAATTGTAGCATTAGCTTGGTAATTAGTTGCAGCTTCTCCTGGGTTTACTGGAAGAGATTGAACTGCCGCTATTTCATTATTCATGTTATGAGTAATACCTACAGGAACATTTTCTAAAACATCATTTAATGTAGTATTACCTGTATTTTCACTTGCAAACTCTGTAATTAAATTAATAGCGCTTTGATTAACTCCTTCTCCTGAATCCATACAACCCTCATAGTAACAACTAGTTGAGGTAATTGCAGAAACGGTATAGTCAGAAGATGCTCCAAAACAAGGATTACTATCATCTAAACACCAATGAGAATTATAAGCATTAGGATCAGTACATCCATATGTATAACAAGAGTTATTATCTCTGGTAGCAGTTGAGTCATAATTTACAGCCCAAGACTCCATACATCCTGACTTTACACAAGAACCATTATCATTAGTTGCCCAAGCTTCATAATTGTCAGCAGTTTCATCAGTACACCCATCATACGTACATCGACCATCATCAGTGTTAGCTAATGGATTATAATTTGTTGCAATTGGAGTTCCATCTAAAACCGATGAATCCGTACAACCTTCTACAACCGGTATACATAAATCTCTAACTGTATAACTGTCTACATCTACATTTGGAACTGCGGTATTAAGTATTTCAGTAAATGCCCCCCCTTCCGTTTCTCTGAAAAATACATTTGTTGTACCAGTACTATTTAAAAAATTAGAATTAGCATAAAAATTAAAAGCCTCTTTATCCAAACACCCTAATATTAAATTTGGATATAAATCTGAATTGACTTGATGTGTAATAGTTTGAGCGCATCTATTTACGTTACTTTCCCCTCCAGGCGCATTGTAATACGCGGTAAAAGCTAAGCTGTCTAAAACATATATCTGTGCAGGAGCATTAATTTTGTAATAATCTACTAAAACGCCATCTAGTAAATCGTCATAAGTTACAAGAGATGTTACAACTTCAAACTCGTCTAAAACATGTGTTTTATCAATATAATAGGATACACCAGGTTCATAAGGACCATCTAAAGCACTGTCAATTGTTATAAAAACGTGAATTTTTCTATACTTTAAAGTTACAGAAGTTTCATAGGTAGTTGCCATACTTAAACTTGCATCTCCTGTATTTATTGAAGGAGTCCAAGTAAACTCTAAATTTGAGGTACTTGGTGGAGTATAAAGTATACCGTCTCCAACTACACTTTCTTCTAGATACTCTACAGTAAATTGATCTGATGTTCCGGTAGGCCCATTAATAGCAGGACAATAAAAACATATTCTGTCGTTATCCGTGTTAACTGCAGTGTTGTCTGTTGTAGCATTTGGAAATGGCCCATATATAGCAGACACATCTGATATATTACCATATGGAGCAGTACCTAATACAGATGGATCATCTTCTACTACATTTATATTATAATTAGTATTATGAGCTGCAGGATCTGTACATCCTAGTACTACAGGAATACATGAACCATCATCGGTATTAGCACTCGAATTGTAATTAAAGGCATCAGTATCTGTACAACCGTTAACTACATCAATACATGAACCATCATTACATGTAGCATTTTCGTTATAATTAAAAGCAAGAAGAGTTGTACACCCATTAATTATTGGAGAAATAATTGAATTACCATTAAACTGTGTAGTTTCATTAAACTGATAAGTTAATGACTGTGGAGTAAAAGGTATTGATCCGTCAGGATTTGTGTAATATTCTTCATATTGAAGTTGAAAATCTGCATGATATTCTATATCTGCATTTAAAGGCACGCCTGCGCCGCCAGTAATAAACGGAATATTTGCAGTTTGCGCAATATTAGAAAAGTTATGACTATCAAGCGTAGGGTCGTAAGTAAAAGTAGCAGTTAACGCTGGAGAATCAGTTTGTTGTATACCTTCAATACAAGGTTCAATATCAGCAATTTGTAATATTGGCACATACGCCGAAGCAAACGGAGCTAACACAAAATCACCTATTGTAATAGGAGAACTAGTAGTATTAGTTTGTAGCTGACCTAAAACCATATTAATCTGAGCATTTGACAAAACAGATGGGCAAGCTTCTACAGTTACAGTATAAGCTTGAGCGCACCCAACTCCATTTACTGCATCCTCATCTTGAGGAACTACTTTAATTTCTGGAGCATGCCCTGTACAAGAAGTAAGGTAATACATACAGTCAGTATAGTTACCAGCAGTTATTACTGCGGCTGGATCGTAATTTAAAGCAGTTTCATCCATACACCCAGAGACTTCATCTGCGTATTCTAAATATGGAGAAAAATCATATTTATCAAGAACCTCGCCGTTTGTATTAAGTTGGTATGTGTAATACCCAACAGTTTTAGCGTCATCACACGCAACATTGTTGTTTTTAAATTGCTGGGTAATATATCCGTCTGGATATTGTGCAACTTCTTTAATACTAAATTCAGTAATATCTCCTTCCCAAGTACTTTCTACGTATAGCACAACATCTAGTGTAGTTAAAGACCCTACATAAGTAAAGTAATCAATAACAGTTTGTTCTGTATTATCAGAAAAGTATTGATTTTCGCCGTACTTAGAACTTGGACCAAAATTAGTTCCATCTGGTTGTAGTTCTACATATGTTTTAGCATAATCTGGGTAACTACTATCTGTATTACTTATATCAACTTTCTTTTTATAAAGTATTTGATATTTTTTGTTTGGAGTAACACTTATAGATTGGTGTAAACCAGTTCTTAAATTTGAACTAACACTGGCACGTCTAGCTACGTAATCACCTCCGCCTGAATCAACAAATGTAAATGCATCTGAAGCATTTCCGGCATTTGTCCAAACATTATTTGTATTATTGTCTGGGAAAGTAGAACTACCAAGTAGTTCTTCTCCTGCTGTAGGATCTGAAGTTATTGAACTTAAAAAACTACCAAATGACAAATGCATGTAATCTGGATTATCACTGTGATAAGAATTTGACTGAGGGTCACTTGAGTTAGTATTGCTCTCGTTTAAGTTGTGTAAATTAACCATTGGCCAATAAGAGTCGCCTGCCAGATCTTTTATTAAAACGTTAGAATCTCCAAAAAGATCAAGAAGCATAGTGTAAGAATTCCACGGAAGGCCTGTTATAGGGTTTACTTTATAAGTTAAATTTTTTGCAAACCTAAACATGTAAACGTGAGGAGATCTTTTAAATCCACCATTTTCAGGTGTAACATATCCTAAATTTGAAAATTGAGTAGCCAAATTTTTTGCACTATGAGGCATTATACGATCCGCATAACTAGTATTGTTTCCTAATAAATATGTAGTAGGAGTAGACGCTAAATAAGCCCCTGAAGCTAAACTGTAAGTATAAATTGAATCTTTTTCTGGATTAGTCGCATATAAAATAAAATTAACATTACCAGTACTAGAATCTTTTTTACCAATTACTTGTATTTTATTACTGTACTGGTTAACTATGTCGTTATAACCAAAAGATTCTGCAGGAGTAGCAGTTACAGTTGCAGGCGTACCATTAGCAACAACCGTAAAGGTAAATGGTACTAATCTTTCAGATAAACAATATGAGAAAGAAGGTAGTATAACTCCTTGTAAAGTTGGGTGGTTCCAAGCATGAACAGCACTATAATGAATTAGATAATTACCAAAACCTTCAAACCCTACACTGTCACTATAACTCTCTTGAGAATTTACAAAGTCTTGACTATCTTCGTACCCTAAACTAATTATTTGGTCATTATAATTTTGGTTTCCTTCTGTCCAATCATCAATATGAAAATCATAAATACAATCATCTGCTGTATCTCCTACAATAGGACTAACAATTGCTGAAGCAATGTAGTTAGATGCTGCCGGGTCTGTACAACCAAACGCGTTAACTCCGTCTCCACAATTATTAGTATACCTTCCTTCAATAAGAGAGTCAATACTAACTCTTCTACTTAATCTAACCTTTAATTCAGTTGCTACAGCTGTTGCATCTGTTGTAGCAGGACCTGTAGCAAAATTATACGAGTGAGAGTAAACATTATCCGTGTGAATAGTATTACTCCAATAAGATGCGTCTGTAAAATAAAATTCATCTTCATACCCCGATGTTGAGCTATGAATATTTTTATACATTGCAATTAAATGATCTGCATCTGGTAAAGACCAATCAGTAAAACCTCCTGTAGTAGCATTTGCAGCTGCAGTTATAGCAGAATCGTAATTAAAACTACTACTACTTAAATGATTTTCTAAAGGGCATATGTATGCCTGTCCATTATAAATTCTGTAAATTACACCTCCAAACTCTGGAACTTCTAATCCAACTTGCAGCGGTATATCGGTACCTTCTAATAAATGTTCTGAAACAATTAAATTATTTGAAGGGTTTGATGCAGAATAATACTCATCTACACACCCAGAAATATAACACCCTCCGTCATTAATATAATTTGCCCAATCGCTCATTAAATAATTAGAACTTCCTGAAATAGTAGCTTCAGAATTAAAATTTGTAGCCGTCTCATCTGTACAACCTACAACTGAACTGTTAAAAACAGGAGTATTATTAATAGCAAGATCTTCTGGTACACTACTTAAATCTGCGCCAATTACAAAATTTAATGCTGTGTCAACACAATAATCTCTTACTTCGACTCTATAAACAGTGTACATTGCTTCACTTGTAAATCCTGTACATCCTGTTGCTGAAGAGTGATTATACGCAAGCCCGCCAACAGGGTCAGCATTTAATGCGTATCCTATTGGAATATCAGTATTGTCGTTTCCAGCTTGAAAATTTGCTAATGATCCTCCAGGCACATAAAAATACGTACCTTGTTGATAACTAACTTTAGTTATGTTAGAATCATTAAATAAATGTTCAATTGGGTTTTGAGAGAATTCTGGAGCCAGCGACACACCATTTAGTGGATCTTGAGTAATATCAGAAACTCTAAAATAATAATATACTGTAGGTACTAAACTTCCATTATAATTAGCTGCAGATAAAGCAGCAGCAACTGCGGGAGCGTCATTTGCAGAAATATTCGATAAAGTTATTGGAGAATTACCTCCTGTACTTCCTGTATAATTATATACAATAGTTCCATTTAATTCTGGATTTGTTAAATATAAAACAGGATTATTTTGAGTAATTACTTGAGTGGTAACTCTTTCTTCTGTAACTTTATTATATGTAAATCCAGAAACCGTTACTGACTCTGTTCTAGTTAAATCCGAAATACAAGAATCTCCTGTAGCTGGGTTTAACTGATGCATATTTGGAGCAACCCCAAGTAAAGTATTCATATACCCTAAATCACCGGAAGATACATTTCTACTTGCTATTCTTGGTAACAATTCATCAACATTGGCACATAAGTCATCTACAGGAACTGTAAATGTACATAAAGTAGTATCTGCATTATAAGGCTCATCACTAGATGTTAGTGCAGTTTGAGTCCCTAAATCTTCAGCTACCCAATAACCTGTTTCAGTCCAGCTGCCTCCGTTAGCAGTATATCCCCAATCATCTACTCCGGTAGAATTAACATTAGCGCCAGTCCCATCAAGTTTATTGTAGTTAGATGCTGTAGAATCCGAACACACCGTGTATTCACATGTATCAGGTAAATGCCAATTTATATCTATAGCTGGATTACCACTTGGAGTAATATAATTTGAAGCCAAAGGATCCATACATCCAGGAAGTTTTGGCAAACATCTTCCGGATTGCTCATTTGCATGAGGATTAAAATCCCAATTACTGTTAGCAGGATTCATTGTAACAGATCCATTTGAAGCTGTTGATCCAGTAGTAGTTGCTACATCAAAACTTCCATAAATATTTCCAGGATTTAAATCTGCATCTACATCACCAGGGTCTGTACACCCTCTAACAACTCCAACGTAAGTACAACAAGTTTGACATCCTGTGTACTGTGTTGTGTCTAATCCTAGTTCTTCTGCGTTATGATAATTACTTGCTCCAGGATCTGTACATATATCGTACACACAACTGTCAGCTAGGGGTTGGTTAGCGTTACTATTAAAATTAGTTGCAGCTAGTCCTGGAATTAGCGGATTAATAACAGTATGTACTGGGAATCCCCCTGCTGTAATGGTGCTAGTATAAGTCAAACCATTATCCATACAGCCTTTTGTAATGCCTACACAACTTCCATCGTTAGTAGTAGCGTCTGGATTGTAATTACTAGCGTTTATATCTGTACATCCTAATACAACAGCATCAACAATAACAGTAATATAAGTAAAAAAAGTATTATTTGACGTTACTACCTCAAGAGCAATAACATTTTCCCCAGCAGGCAGGTCAACTACAACCATCCCCTCATCAGTGTAATTAGAGTCAGCAACAAATCCAACCGCTGAATCATAGCTAATATCCCAAAAAACATTTTCAATATTTGTTATTAATGGGGACAGTAAAGCTCCAAACGCCCAAGTCATACCCCCTTCATATTGATGAGGTATAGATATGTACTCGTAAGATTTCGCTGCAGGGTTTACAGTAAGATCTTCAGTTAACTCTTTAGTACTTTCAAAACCAAATTGATCATACTTACAACTAGCTTCGAAAACCGTACTAGAAGCAGAATTTTTCTCGTCTACAAGTTTAACAGAATTCCAAGCTCGATTATCTGTACATGGACTTTCCAGTTTGCTAGGATCTAAAAAACAAACATCTGGAACTCCAGCCTCAGTAGTAGTAATATGACTATAATTAAGACATTTCGTATCTAAAGTCCCTGCAATCGAAGTTAAGTCGTCTATTTTTGTAGGTAAAGTGTATGTCTTTTCTCTTCCGCGATCATCTAAAAAAGTAACTTTACCTCGTGTGTAATGCTCTAAAGGTATGACAACTTCAGGAAAATCAAGAGATCTATCATTAGATAAATACTCAATAACGTAAATAGTGTTACTTACAACTTCTACTACCTTAAAATTTAATTTTGGTACAACTTTTATAAATTCTTCAAATGAAAACTCTGTTTCTGACCCGTTTGAGGCACGATAAGTAAAATCAATTTGATTAATTGTTACGCCGTGATCAGTAGGTAATACAAAATTATACGAAGATCCTTCTATTAAAACGTCACTTCCAGACGTTAATTCAATAATTTTTCCGGTAACAGGAGTTTTTAGAGTCCAATTTTTAGAAGCCATTTACAGTTTTGTTAGCAGCCGCAATCACAGTTACCATCACACATTTGAACAGCTTTTCTATATTGAGCTTGAGCATCTTGCACAAGAACTAGATCGTCTTCTCTAAGTATTCTGGATGCTGTAGAATCAGCTGATTTTATTAGTAACATTATTTTTTGTGCCTTGCTTAAAATTGCAGAACACGCGGGACTTGTACACCCGCAACTTAATAACTTGTCTGTTAATAAGACTAGGCATTTGTCTACTGCGCACGTAGAAACTACAAATTTTCTAGCTTGTACTATTTCATTATTTCTAATTTCAATTTGATATACTCCACCTTTACTTAACTGTGTAAATGCGTGAGGCTCAGAACTGTTAGGTAATATAGTACCAACATACTCTGCTGAATTAGGATCTGAAACGTGCTTTAAATAAACTTTATAAGTAGCTCCACTATCTTGACCAGTTAAACTTACCATTAAATCTTGGCAGTTTCCTGTAAAATTAGCGTCAATAACTATTGCCATAGTAAAAATTTAAAAATGAAAAAAAATTATAAGGGGAACCTGCCCCCTTATAATTAATATTATTATATCTTAGTCGTCTAAGTAGTCCGCAGCAACTGGGGTACGAAGAAGCTCAGTTAATATTGCTATATTAAATCCAGAATTATTAGTAGCATCTAGCATATCATACGGATCACCTGCACCAGCTTGTTCAAGATAAACTTTAATTTCACGCATGTTATCAACTCCATTAATTTGATTTGGAGCTTGATTTGAAACTAACAGTCTGCATAAGTGATAAGTTTGACCTACCACTCCAACAACAACATCTGCAAAAGAATCAAATGCAACTAATCGATCATAACCACTGTATTCACGACCTTGTTGTAATTTTTCTTCTGCAACAATATCAGCACCATCACCAATACCAGCAACGGCACCAGTTTTAGCATTTGCTATTGCTACTGTTGAATCTTGAGCATCTAATGCTATTTCAAGACGCATGCCAGGTTTAGCTAAAATAGCTACAGTTCCTGTACCATCAGTAGAAGATGTCATGATTTTAGAAGCAACACTTCCGTCAACTCCTATTGCTGCATCGAGTGCATCATGAATAGCTGTAGCTGTACCGTTAACTGTAGCTGCAGCAGAAGAAATTTCAAGATTTACTCGTGGAAACGGCTCATAACCTTGAGAAGTTTCAATGATCTTCAAAGTAAATGCTTTGTTAGCAACTGCTGCTGTCGGTGTTAAAGTGTTTGTTTGTGCAGTACCTGCTTGATACTCTAAGAAATCAAGCGATTTAACCGCAGACTTTCTAAATGGAGGAGTTGATTGCTCCGCATTATTAGCATCACCTTTCTTAAAAATTCGATATAATGGATCTTTCTCCGTGGACGCTGCCGCCCATTCTGTCCAAACGCCATTAGCGTTTAAAACTTGTAATTGGACTGCTCCCACTGCGGCTTTAGCAACTCCAATTTTTCCTACAATTACTTGTCTCATATTTGACAAAAATTTTTAATTAATATATAATTTTAAATTATTCGTTTTTACCTAACTCAATTTGCTGAGTTTTGTATCTTGGATCCGAAATACCTTCCAAGATGCTATTAATTGTCATGTCAACTATCTCTTGATGTGTGTGCTCTGCGAGTTCACAATCTACAGAATTTGTAACATCATCCAAAGATAATAAAACTTTAGACGGATTTTTTATATAGGTTAATTTTAGGCCTTTTATTATAAATATATCATTAGTGTATACTTTCATAACATTACCTTCAAAAACAAACAACGGTCGTGTTTTTTTTGTAGTGTTAAAAGGGTCTGCTAATATTGTGTGAATATCATCGTGCTGCGCAAATTTTGCAGGGGTAATGTAGGTTTTTCTTTCGTTGTTAGCTAGCTCTTCTTCTCCTATCTGTTGATTGTAAGTTAAAGCTTGGCAAGTTTTTAAACATAAAGTTGTGGCTAACGTTTTTACTAGATACCTATAATCTGCTGGAAGCTCTGTACTTTTATAAACAAAAGTATTGTTTACTGACTGGCTTTCATATTTAAATTTTAACAACTCAGTTTTTATAATAGGCCTAAGATCATCAATTCTCTTCTGAGACTCTTCAAATCCTTTGCCGTATAAATTATTTTTACCGTACTTAAGGTTAATAAATTTTTCAATAGATTTATTAATCTCTAGATCAATTTCTTGAGGTAAAAGCGTGTCAGCTTGGAATGAATTAATCTTATCCACTCCTTGCTGAACCGCTAAATGCATTTGTGTAATATTCATTAATATATTATTACATTAGATTGACAACTCTTTAAGCTTTGCTCTTAGGGTTGTTAATTTACCTGAATTCTTTTTGTTTTTCAAAAAGACTACAGTGTCTTCCATTGTCTCCCCTAAAATTTCATCTATAAAAATAACTTGGTTTCCAATTTTTCTTAAAACTCCTGCAGTTACCATTTCTTCAATTTCTGCTTTAACTTCTAAGTTTTTATCAGTAGCAATTTTTATAAACCTTTTAGGTTCTTTATCTTTTATATCGTAAAGAGCTGTTTCAATTTGTTCTTCAGTTAAACGGTCTGGATTTAAAGTAGAAGATATTAATCTTAGTACTCTTTTCATTCCTTTTACATTTGAAGACAATTTAATAAACTCTTTGTCTGCGTCTTTTTTAACTTGGATAGTGTTAAATTTAGTTTGCTCTGCTCGCGTTGTATCAAGAATGTAAAATCTATCTCTACCTGACATTTCTTTTTCTGACATTGCAACATGCGGGTGCTTTAAAGCAAATTGGTATTTAATCCAATCCATAACTCTAATAGGAGATCCATCTGAATGAGTTCCTACTTCTAATTCCATTCCTGTAAATCCTACAGGGATTGACATTTCTGCCCAAAACTTTTTAATGTGTTTAGGCCAATCTTGGTGTTCTGGAGAAACATCTAAAATACCATTTAAATATTTTTTTTCGTCTTCTACAGATAACCCTTTTAGTGGCTGTCTATTTACATAAACACTACTTAGTTTAGATACAGCTTCTGCTAGCACCTCTTTTGGTAAGTGATTATTAATCTCCTTACGGCGTAAAAATATTTTTTTACTCATAATTTAGTACTTTTAAAGTTTTAATTACTGGATGTAAAGTATAACTCTCCTATAATTAAGTTAAAGAAGTGGGGGATTTCTCCCCCACAACTCAACCAAAAAACCAATATATAGACACGCGATTAACGCCTTCTTATAGTGATGCAGCTGTACATTCAATGTCAAGAGAGGTGTCGAATCGTTTAAGAACGATACCTGCAGTCTTTAACATGTGCACAGAAGCACCATCCACGTCGGAAGCTCTAGCAGAACCAGAATCAAACCCACGAGGTACAACTGAACCGGCAACACACCATCTCATCATTTCACGACCTTTCTTAGAGATCATCTGTACGTTTGCTTGACCGTCATAATTAGACTGATCAACAAATACCATACGGTATGATTCAAGAGAGTATCCTGTGACAGGGTGCTTAGCACGAGCATCAGCAACAGGACCATGATCAAACATAGGTAGTTTAACTACTTTTACTGAGTGACCATCTACGTGATCATAAGAAGTAAAGTAACCAGTAACACCTAAGCTACGACCTGAACCTGTAATAAAGCGGTTTTCACCACCAACTTTCCAAGAGTTACCATCAGCACCCATGTGACCTTTAAGAGCTTCGTCAAATTCACGAGCTCCACCAGTACCTGTGTACAAAGTAACTTGCTTAGCATTAGCGTCTGTCATTCCGTAGAATAAGTCACCAATGATATTTTTAATCTTAGCCTCCGTTAAGGTAGAATAAGTATCCTTATTAATAACCTGCTCTAAAAGACCTGGACCAACAAGAACTGGTTGTCCATTTTCATCTTTCATAGTAGACTTTCCTGAAGAATCGTAAGTCTTTTGACCGTACCAGTAATACATTTCACACTCTTCTTTAAAGTTAAGCATGTGAGTGTATTCCTCGTAATCCATCCAAAGCTTTGTAGAACCGCCACCTCTTTTAGGAAGTGTAAATTCAGCTACAAAATCTTTAGCATTACCAGACATGTGGTATGATTTACGAATAGTACCAATCTTGTTACGTACTTTACCAGGTACTTCCCAGTTAGACGCATTCCCACGAGAGAAGTCAACTCCTACTGGAGCGTACATTTGAGCCCAAAGATCTCCAATTTCACCTGCTGTAACTGTAGCTGATGGATCTGGGTTTACCATTTGAACTTGGTATTTATAAGTAGAACCTGAAGCTTCTGGAGCTGACATAATTCTAACTTGTTCTCCGTGTTGATTTACTAATACGTAGTCTTTAATAAACCACTTATCAGCAAATTCTAAATAAAAGTTTGTTCCAGCGGCATGCGCTGCTGCTAAAGGTCTAGTAGTCAACCTGTGAGTCTTCACACGATATTCATATTCTAATCTATCAATAGATTTAACATTACCTACACCTTCAGTTAAAAATGAAAGCGGAAAACGCTTATCTTCTTTACCAGCTAGGTGTGTTATTATCGGTGACAATTCAGTTGGCTTAGACATCATAGCATTTGCAAGACTGTTCATATCAGTCATTTGCGAATCATTGTAGAAAGATTTTCTAACACTGATGTTGTTTCCGTTTACTGCCATTTTCAATTAATTTATATGCAAAGTTTAAATATTGCCGTTTTTAAAATGAAAGATCTAAATCATCTACATTTACGCTTTTTGTTCGTCTTGTAGCTTTTTTAGCGCTCTTGATAGTTTCTTGTCTACCTGAAAGCTTATCTCTCAATGATCTTGTACTTTGGGTTTTAGCTTTTTTGTCTACTAAACTATTAATATCAAAACCTTTGTACATTAAATAATCAATCGCCAGCTTGACATCCATGTCAGCTTCTGAGTGATCTAAATCTCGTTGAGTATGCCCTTCACTATTTACAGGTTTTGATATGTAGTTAAAAAACTTACTTTTATCTTTTTGCGGAATATTAATTCCAGCAAAATCCTGTGAATTCTCAATCGTCCCTGCAACTCCATCCCAAAACTCTTGTTGAGCTTTTTGAGACTCAATATTTTGTTGACGTTGTTGCTCGTACATCTCTTGACGCTCTTGCTCTTGGTATTTACCTAAAGCTTGTTTTGCTGCGCCAGCTTTTTTATAAAGTTTACCAGTGTCTTCATAATCCTCTAGTAATTCATCTATAAAATCTTTATCATGCCCTTTTAATTGAAAATAATTTGAAAGAATAACTTTCTGCGATGCAGCATCATCTTCTTTTAAATCAAATTTTTCATAATCCATATTAGGGTCATGAGCTTCCATAAAATTTTGTGACTCTCCACCTTGAAGTACGTACTCTAAGTGTTGTTTCACTAATGGGAAGTTTTCTAAAACATTATCAATTCTTTCATCAGCTATCTGGGAAGCAATATCTTTTGTCATTGCTGCAAGCCCTTCTGGTGTATCTTCATACTCTCCATCAGGCTCATACCCTAGTTGTTCAAGAACTTCAGAAACTACAGTTGGATCTGTATCTTCGTCATCTTCTGTTTCTTCTTCTTCTTCGCCTTCTAGCTCTTCTTCGTCTTCTTCTACTTCTTCAGATTCTTCTAAATCTTCGTCTGGTACAAGATCTTCTAAAGAGTTTTCTTCAGGCTCTGCAGTCTCTTCTTCAGGTAAATCTAACCCATCAGTTAAATTGTCTGACTCTTCTGCAGAAACAACATCGTCTATAGTGATGTCGTCTAGCGCAATTTCATCGTGTTCTTCACTCATATTCTTGGTTTTATGTTAACAAAAATAAATAATATAAGTAATACTTTTACACATTACTTACTTTTTTAATTTTTTATTATTATATAGCACTTTAGGGCCTCCATGCATTCTTAATAACGGGCTAAGATCTTTTAATTTCTTATAATCTCGTTGCACGTAAGGATCTTTTTTAGTAGTAAGGTCGTCTAATATCTTACCTTTATATTGCCTAGACTCTTCATTAAAATATTTAGTAAAATCTGTGTTATCCCAAACATTAACTCCTTGGTCTATTAATTTATTTAATTTAACTCTAGTGTTTTCTGGTCCCCAGTTATAAGCTAGTAAAGCTTTTGCTTTTTTAGCTTCGTTTGTACCTTTGTTCCAAGATCTGTTAAATAGATTATCCATGTACTTCTCTTGAATATGCTTAGATATAGAATACCCCTCTGCTCCGGTAAGATCCTTCATGCCAATTGTTTCAGGTACCCAGCCTTTCATTTTTGCATAATCTAATGTGTCTGGCATTATTTGCGCAGAACCAGTAGCTCCTGCTTCACTTTTAGCATTAGTATTAAAACCAGACTCAACAAATCTTTGCTTTTGTAACATCAATGGCCACTCTTCTTCTAGCTTAGCGTCTGATTCTGTTAAAGGTTTAGGTGCTTTAGATTTTGGTCCACCTGTTTTCTTTTTTTCTATTAAATCAACTTGAGGTAATAAATTTTTATACCCTGTCTCTAAATAATTTTCAAGTTTAGAAAAGGCATTTCTAGTATTTTTGTCTTTAAGATAAACTTTTCTAGCATCTGGCCAATACTTAGCTTCACTAAATTCTTCATCAGTCCCATCATAAAGAAGATTACGTATAGTACCATCTAAATAGTTACTTTCCCATGCTTTTTTACCGTCTTGCGTACGACCTTCAGATTTAGCCCACTTATAAGCCTGTGCTATATCTCCTTTATTTCTTTTTTTAAAAGCTTTATTAAATTCGTCATAATGCTTTTTATATTCTGGATCTGCTTCAGGCATTCCATGTAATAGATCTAATCTTATAGCTTGATCTGCTTCTTTTTGAGAATCAAACTTATTTGGATTATATACAACTGAATGATGGCCAGGGTTAGGGTGAGGCCTATAAGTTTCAGGATTTCCTAACTCATATCTAATAGTATCTTGCTTTGGAGAAAAGTATTCTATATTACCATAGCCTTGAGTAAAATTAGAATCAGAAGTTACAGTAAAATCTCCTAAGTTTTTTAAAGCTGGCCACTTCTTAGTAGGATCTCCGTCTTTTATACCTCCTGTTTTATACTCACCAGGCTGTATAGTTTGACCAGGACTTGTACCAGCCATCTGATTTAAACCTACTCCTGTTGAGCCGGGTTCAATTAAAGATCCTAGTTGGTCGTACACTCGTGGTATAGTTTGAGCAGGAGGAGGGCCCACAGGGGTCTGCGGTATTTGAGTTTGCTGTTCAGACTGGGGCGCTTCTTCTGTATTAGCTTGCAAAGATTCTTGTTCAGCAGCTTGTATAGCCTCATATGCTGGACCTTCTATTTGTCCTGCAATTGATTGCTTGATAATATTAAATCTATCTTCACTACTTAGCATTCTTCGACTCTTTCTTAGCTGCTGCTTTTAATTTTTTATCTTCGTTTTTAGAATCTTCTTGAATTTTTGTATTGTTTGAAGATTCATTAGCTCTGTTTGATCTAGTTTGTTCTGATGCTTCTCTATCTTTTGTAGAAGCTTCTTTATCTTTTATATCTAGTTCTCTATCTTTAGATTGCTGGTCCATTTGATTTTTTTGTTCAGCAACTCCTGCAGATATTTTTGCTACTTCAATTCTATTCTCTCTATCTTTCTCTTGATTCATATTCTCATTCTCTACTTCAGCTGCTTGCTGTTCAAGTTGAGCTTGAGCTTGTTCTTGCTGAGCTTTTTGTTGTGCTTGCTCTAATTCTTGTTGTTGAACTTCTGCAGCTTTAATTTTAGATTTAATTTGAGTAAAACTCTTAGCGTCTAACATTTCTAATACAGCTGATGCAGGAAGACCATTTTGAACCATTGATTGTCCAAGCTGTTTAGCAACTTCAATTCTTTCTGATTCATCTCCAGAATCTGTAACCCAAATCCCGTACTCAGACTCCATATGCTCCATACTATCTACATCTAAATACTCTAGAGTACCATCAGGCATGACAAAAGAAGATTTTTTACCAGTAATCCAAGCTTCTTTAGAATAATCTACTAACGCCTGTAAATCTCGTTGCTCCATTCTATTAAATTTACGGAACAAATCTTCTGTGATGTGAGAAGACTGTATTATAGCTTGCTGAGACGTCGATTTTCCTTCGTAGGCACCAACTTGACCTTGACGCTGTCTATTGACCCCAGAGAGCTTCTCCCACTCTTCCATGATAGAATTTAACAGTACTATATACTGCTCAATTGTTTTAATAGACATGTCCAGTACAGATTGATGTTGTGGAGATAATGTTACACCCTCTTTGTTGTAATCTACCCAAGCAATACCAGTACCTTCAACATAATACATAAATTTATCCATGTCCCATTTTTTTGGAATCATGTTAATGTCAAACTGAGCAATAATATCCTTTGAACGAGCGATAGCGAGTTCAAGACGATATTTATATACGTTATATGTTAATTGATAAGGCACACCTAATGAAACTAAAGATATGTTATCAGAATTTGTGTCTGAGTATCTTCTACCGTTAATTGGCAATTTACAAATAGATGGATTATCTAAAGATTCTCTTTGATTTGGTAAAGGCTCTATATCAATAAAAAGTCTACCATCAATTTTAGTTCCTTTCCATACTTGATTTACCCATAACCATTCTATTTTAGCACCAATAGCTTTTAACTCAGCAGGCATTTTAAATCCATCTTCTACGTCGATCTCTTCTAGTTCACCAGTCTCAGGATCAATAAAAGATACAAATCCTATACGTTTTCTAGATTTCCAGTATACATTTATAACTTCAATTAGTCTATTGTTAAATTGATTAGCGTTAGGGCCTGTAGCTCCAACCGATAACCAAGGAATATGTGAATTCCCCATACCATGAGGTTCTTCTAAGCTAACTATCTCTTCATCAGACAGTAATTCATGATAATGATCAATGATTGTAGATGCGTGAACAAATTTACGCACTATTGCCCAATCTCCATCTTCTACAAACTCTAAATCTGGATCAAGATCGTAATCTATATCTATTGGATTTAAAACTTCGTAAAAAGGATCTCCATTACGTACACCTCTGTGTGTGTAACATTCTCCAGCAATTAAATAGTGAAACCAAGCTTTTTGAAGTTTATCTTTAACTTCTTGTTGAGCCATTACGTAATTTAATGAGTTTTGTCCTATAATAGCTCTATTATCAACGTAAGTATTGTTAAACAAAGCTTCTACATGTTCTGGCAACTCCACATCTTGTGGATCCATCCCTGTATCTATACCTGCTTCTGCTGCTGCGTTAGCAAAGTGCTGTTGTAAATTTTTTAAAACTGTTTGCTGCTTTGCTTCTTCTTTTCTAGTTACTGAGTCAGCATTTAAAACACTAACTGTAAAATTTAAAGGTCGTTTAGCTTTCTCACCAAGTAATAAGTCAATTATAGGTTTTATAATTGGAAAATTACGTAGTGTAGAAGGGAAATTTTTTCTTGTTTTACCGTAAGGCTTTAATAGCTGGTTGTAATCGCTATCATCTATGTAGCCGTTGTACATATCATAATAACGACGTAAGTCATCTCTTCGCTTAGAAAAAGAAGACGTATTTGCAGATAAATTAATATATCCATCTACACATTCTTCTCTCCACTTCTTATTTTTTTGGCTAATAGGAAGTTTTTGTCTTGGTAAATTATCGTAGCTCATAATCGAACAAATTTAAGAAATTTTTATCGCACTTAACTTAGTTTATAAAATTTTCCTTTATATTTATAAATATGCCACTAATGGTAGTTCGAATCAAACCAATCATCCGCGGATCTATCTTCTAAAATGTCTTGAACCTCTGCATTGTAAAGCTCTCGCGTGTGATACATCCCAATCATAAAAGCCATAACTCTATCAAAGTTTCCTTTATGATTAAATTTAATTAACTCCTGCAGTAACGCTAAATCATAAACTTTATGTAAGTTTAAAGTCTTTTTACCGTCTTCGTCTACAGATCTAGGAGTAATTAACCAGTCTCTTATGTATAATTCACCTTGCCGCTTACGTTGCTCAGTCATGTGCATCCCATATTGTCGTTTTACAGTTTTACTTCTTAACTCTTTTTTATCTAGCATCTCAAACTCTTCTTGAAGTTTGTGAAGTTTTCTATACCTTTTAGCATAAGGTATTATCTCCCCTCTATCATTCTCGAATCCAATTTTACACCCGTAATAATCTGCAAGCATAAACAAATTTCTATTGTAATCATCTGTAGTGTTAGGTCTTCCTACATAACTTGCTACAATCATGTCGTTAGGGCTCGATATATTGTTAGGGCGTTTAATTACATACGCAGCCCCTAACGATGTGCTATCCGCAGACTGATTCTGGCCGTATGGATCATGACAAATAACATACATGTTTCTTGGAACTTGCTGCTTAGCATTTTTATACGGAGACTCGTAAATTACTACCCCTCCAGTATTATCATCCTCTCTTCTATGAGGGTAACGTGTAATTTGCTTTAAATTACCGTCCATTTTAAATTTTACTAAGCCTTTTTCGTCGTGATAAAGTTTACCAACAGTACCTAAAGATTGTAACCCTCTAGATTTAACATAGTTATACTGTTCTTGAAGAGATGCTACATCAAATAAGTTTGCCGTAACTTGCAAAGTTGCTTCCTGAGGAGAGAAAGGGTGCTCAGCAATGTACTGATCTAAAGATTTAGCATCTGCGGCCCCTTTCTTTTTGTCACGCATTACAGTTTCATGATCAACGGCTTTGTTCCGTAATGAGTTACCATCACTATCTATAAATCCGTCTAAATTTTTATATATAGGTACAAAGTATCCGCATTTAGTACCCATAGACCCTTCATCCCAAATATTTTCGTAATCCATGCAGTCATAAGCAGCTGGGTTATAAAAAATCTCTTCCATAGCTTCAAAGTCTGCTCCTTCTGTACCACCTGTACCAAATGCAATCATAAGCCCTAATGTTTTAGCACCTTGACGCATTGTAGGCATAGTTACCTCCCAAGCTTTAAGGAGTCCAGGGAAAGATCCTGCTTCTTCAAAGAATACAAGCTCTCCCGCCTTCCCCCTCACTTTATCTGGGTTATCTTTTAAAGATACCCCCATGATTTGCGACTTCATGCCCATCTCAATCTCAATACCATTAATTTTTTTCTTGTATCCAGACATCTTACTCATTTCTCTATCTCTTAAGCGAGGTTGAGCCCATGCAGTGTTGTCATCGATAAACGATAAGAATTCCCACGCTTTAGATAAGAGTCCGTCACCAATAAGGTATTCTTTTTGGCCTGCGAATACAAAGTTCTTTGAGTTTTTAACAAAGAAGTAATTTCTAGCAAGCATTGAGCCTGCTTTATATGAGTAACCTTTACGACGAGCTTTAAGTACAACCATATGACGGTTTGTAGATCTTGCTTCGTCTATCTGTGTAAAGTAATCGTGGTCTCCGTCGTAAAATGAAGGGAATGTTCTTTCACGTTTAGATTGCACAGATCCATCAGGCATAACTTCATCTACTGCTCTATCGATTGGGCAGTAGTTTAGATAAAAGTAGTGAAACCCTGTTACATACAGGGCATCTTCGGTGCCCTCATCAGCAGTATACCCATACAAACATCTATGACGCTCTTCATCCCAATAAGCATAATATTCTCTAGTGCCTGGTAGGGTGTTAGTGTAGTACGAGTAAGTTTCAAAGTGAACTGCCGCAGGACGGATCCGATTAATATTTTTAAACTTAGAATTTGCCACCTACTGAGCCGTTTGCTTTTTTAATTATTCCACCAAACCCTGTAAATTTCTCTTTTACAGAATCCATATATTTATCACAGCAAATAGCCTCTTTGCAAACTACATTACCGTCTACAACAGCTATAGTTTGAGTGGCAAGATCTATCTCTTTGCTGCAAGTAGCGCATTTATATTTTGCCATGAGTTTTTTGCTTTATTCTTAATAGTACTTGACATTTCTCGTACTCTTCAGTGCTTTCAAAATGTTCTATAACTAGATCTAATGTTTCAGGATCTGTCCCTGTCTCTTTTTCTGGATCAAAAGGTAGTACGTAGGTTTGAATGCCTCCAATACTTAAATCCGTTACTAAAGTGTCTAATGTTACCTTACCTGTTATAAAATCATAAGCATTATCCATTGCTGTATTAAACTCGTCTATTTCTTCTAAAAAATCCATATTACATACTGTATTTATTTACTTCTACGCCTCCTCTGTTTGGATTATTTGTCTGCTCTTCTTTTTTAACTATCTCTTCTAGCCTTGATAACCCATCTACAACTTTTCCCATCTTCTCTAAATTACCTATTAGATCTTTTGCTGTGTAAATTGGTTTACCTCTATCGTCTAGCTCTGTCAAGTCTACTGTTCTAAAATATTTTTCTAGTTTAGTTACAGACTCGGTAGCAGCTTTTAATAATTTAACTGCAGATGTCTCTATAAGCTCTGCATATTTTTTACAAGCTGCTAACACTCGATTTGAAGGCGTCCATTTAGCGTCTTCCCCAAATATACTATTTTTTACTTCAATTTCTCTTTGTTTCCACTCATAAACTGAAAATGGAGATCTATGATCTACCATAAAGTATATAAACGCTAAGTCTTTAACCGGAATCTTTTGAAATTCTTTTATCTGTAAAGCATACGCACTGGGAACAGCTATATTGTCTTTTATATGAATTAAATCATCTCTTAGTTTCATTTTTTAATTTGTTTATATACTTTATTCTTTCTTTTTTAGCAGAAAATTTACCAAAGTAAGGTAAACGAATAGGGTCAAAATTTCCCTGCTTCATAATGTTTGTGACAAATTTAAATTGAAACGTAACAATCTCTTCTACCTTACTAATTGGCAGATTATATTTAGTAGCTAACTTATAAATGATCTCATCCTTGTTTTTTGTCATCTTCTGCTTGCTTTGGTTTAGGTAAATCTGAAAGATCTTGCTCTTTCCATTTACCATCAGGACATGTGGTTGTCTTCCATTTAGCTTTGTGCTCAACTAAACATCCACACTTACCGCAGCGCATTAAATGTCTCATTAAATGAGGACAAGCATCGCAAGTTAACAATCTATCTTTGTAATCCTCTTTAGAACAGTTAGGTGCCCCAGCTAAAACATATTTAGATAAATCTTTACCAAAAGACTTCATCATTTTAAATACATTTGGGGGTTTTACTGTTGCAGCTGGATTTGCTGGAGCTGGTGCAGCCTCTCTAGGCTTTGGTTGCATAGCTTTATTAATAGGCTTAGCATCTTTTAAATTAAGATCTTGCTTATTTATAATTTTCTTTTTTTTACTCATAATATTTTTCTATTTGTAATTCTATAACTTCTCCAATTGAATTTTGAACTACTACAAGTGTGTAGTTGTACGATGTGTGTGTTGTATATATGTAGTGATCATCTCCTATTACGTTCATTTAGTTATAAGTATTTCTACACTTGCCGTACTCGGATCAAGAAGTTTATTAAACAAATAATCTTTACCTTTCTTGATAATGACCCCTTTCTTTTTAAATCGTTTTACGTAGTTATTTAAAGTATTGTAGTCTACAATGTTTAATTTTTTTGCTACGATCTTTTTAATTGATACATGACATACGTTAGATACTTTTAATGTAACCTCTTTATTAGCGTCTATAAACTCTGCTAAAATTTTTAATTCTTTGGGGGTTAAATTAAAAAGACCGTTCCATAACCTAATATACTTGTAGGTAGTGTCTATCTTTACTGTAATTCTTTTTTTATTGCTCATAATCTTCATCCATTTCGACTTCAATACTAACAACAAAGCCAGTGTTAGAGATGCTTAGCTCTGTATTCCAACTTGTAATCATCCCTAAAGCATCAAGATCAGTTATTTTCTCTTCAAACTTTATAATAGTTGAAAGCCATTCAAATACAGTATCCACTTCAACACTGCTTGTTATCATTGCTTACCTACTATTTGATGTTCACCAACTAATAGACAAGCTTTGCCATCAATATCTAATTGAATTGCTTCTGTTCTAGGATCTATTACAGCAATATCTCCTTTCTTAACAAAGTTACATTGAGGGCCAACAGAGATAACTTCTAAAATATTAGTAGCTCTAGATTTTCTTGTAGACTCATCTAAAATGATTCCAGAGTCTGTTGTTTCTGATGTTGGATCGGGTAACACTACCCACGAGTTGTTTGGTTTAAAAGCCATTATATATAGTTTTATGTTTCCACAAATATATAAAAGTTTTTACTACAATACAAAATTTATTTGAAGAGGATCCAAAAAGACACAGGTATCCCCCTTGGTTTTTAGATTTCAAGTGTGATTTTAGCATTTAGCAGTGCTCCCGATGGGGACCCAAGGATAATAATACTGATGTTAATTCACCGCACTTACCTGTGTGCAATTTATCCTAACTAAAGCCTATACGTTACTCTTTTCGAAGCTATTGGAGAAAACTCTAGTTCTATTTGAACCTACAATCCAACTTCTGACCCCTTATTGGCTACCTGGGGGGTGATACTCTATGAGTGCTTCTTTGCAAATATAATAAATTATTATTAACTCCCGCAGTTTTCACAATTTTCTTGATCTTCTATAGAACAAGCTGGTTGATCCTTCTCCGTTAAATCTTTCATGTAGTCTTCGAAAGCATTATTATCTCTCTTTATACATTTACATTCTTCATTTTTTCCACACTTACATGCCATAACTTTTTTTATTTAGGGGTTAAAAAAGACCTCGTTGATAGCGAGGTCTTAGTGTTTTTCCGTACCTGTTCGAATGTAGTGCAATGGTGAAACACAGTGTGAAGACACCTGCCCAGCCAACCGTTACTATAAAACTCATAGGATAGCGAAATTCCTTGTCCCTACAAAGATAAATATCCTGGTAAGATTAAAAAATTTTTGGGGGAAAAATTTTAAAATTTGTTTAGTCACTGAACGTGCAGGGGTATTCAAACAACACCCCCCTCCTGTTTTAGGGTTCCAAGTGTCCCCGTCAAACTTATTAATTTCATTAATCCTTAAATCTTCCGCATATGGCTACAGCTAAGATTGTCAGAATGTCTGACAAACAAATCAACAAAAATGGTGATGAGTGTCGAATCGGTTTCACCGCCGATTACATAAAAGACAATGTCTTTTATTCCGGGCAAATTGTTTACACTGAGAACAAGAAGTTGTTCCCCGATATTAAAATCGGGTTAGAAGTAGAGCTTAAATAGCTCTATTTCTTTTTTTAAATAGCTATAACTATTGATAAAAAGGTCTGGCGTGACCTTGAAGGGGAGGCACTGTGTGTGTCTCTCCCAACGCCTTAACACCATAAATCAACACATCTACCTACATAACCATTTAACTAACATTAAATACTATAACATTATGTTTGATTACACACATGAAGTAAGAGCTTTTAATCCTAAAGATGAAGCTTTCAAAGATACTTTCTCTTGGGGAGTATTCCCTAACAAAAATATTGCACAAATAATGGCTAAAGCTTTAAATAAAGAGCTTGGAGCACCTACTTGTGTATTCGTTGTAAACAAGATAGTTTAATGAAATGTCCTAAATGCAATGGCTCTTGTCGTCTGAAGATGACAGGAGCTGTATGCCTGGATTGTAATTGGTATACACACGATAGAAATAAAGTTAGAGAATCTAACATTGATAAGAAGTTCTTAGAAGAACATATCAATGATCTAGCAGAAGAACAAGAAGAAATGGGAGGAGAGTGGTAACACACTCTTCTCTATAAATGGTGAAAATGCCTGTTACCTTCCAACACCAATCAAAAAAAGCAAGGTGACTACACCACGAGTTATGGTCGTGTCAGAGAAGACATAGTTAAATAAAACTCCGAGCGTAAACTCGTTAATCTATATTATAACAGACAAGAAGTAACGGTGCGTAACGTGATCGTTGAGGTTTTGCATGCTAGCTGCATATAATATTAAACCTAAAAGCTAGGTCCCCTCCTTGTTTGTTTCTTTTAAATTAATTAATTCTAACTTAATCACTAACAAAATGAAAAGACTAAACTTAATTGTTCTTGGATTGTTAACCTTGTCACTAGCAATATTGACAGAAAAACTAAACTTATCAGATAATTCTGATAAACTATTATGTACAATATTGTGGATGGGCTGGTTAATATCAGCAGTTGCAATTTATTTGTTTAACACTCAAAACTATGTATTTAAGTGTGAAACCGATGCTGGTTTTATAATAGGATTTGCATTTAGTGCTGAGAAAACAAAATACATTACAAGATTTAGTATTGTACTACCATTCTTTGTACTCATGTTTACTTGGGAAAAAATAGCACACGGAAATCAACATTTAAATAACTAATTATGGCACATCCTAAATACAAAAAAGCGATTAGACAAGAAAATGCACAAGAACGTGCTAAACTACGTAATGACTTTCTAAATGAACATGGTCTTAAAGGCTATGTTCAAATTAGACAAGCTTTAGAAACCAATCATCCTAGTGGTGCTGTAAAAGAAAAAACTAAATTAGATAAACTAATTAGTAGACTTAAACATCATGCTAAATGATAGCAACTATAAACTGTTCAGAGTGTGGCCACGATAAAGGTCATACTCTTGAACACGTTGGTCATGATATGCTTGCAGAATGCACAAATTGTGACCACGTTAACGACGTAACAACTGCATATCCAATAACTAAACAAACATTAACAGATTTTTATAACAAAGAATAATTATGGAAATGGACGAAAAAAATGTAAACTACTTAATAAGTAGATGTGTACTCCTTGAGAATAAAAATAGTAAACAAGCCAAACGAATTAAAGGGTTTGAAGAGTACATAGAAGTACAAGATCAACGTATCAAAGATCTTAAAACCGAATATTTACAACAAGCTGCAGTTATTTATGACCAGGAAAAAGAGAATGCAGCTAAAATGGAGAAAGAAATACAGGATGATCTAGCTCAAGAATTTATGTATGGGCATCCATACTCTAATACTGATGATCCAGAATATCCTGATTATCCTTATCCTGAAGAACAAAATGAGTAAATGGTTAATGTGGGTTCGATTCCCACTACTCAACTAAAAAGGTTGCTGATATACCTTCGAAATCAGCATAAACATTTAAAATCATGTACAAACATGGCAAATCAAATCAACAGTGGATCATTAGATACACTTAAAAAAGGCGACACTTTATTAGTAAATGCTCGCAAAGTAAATGGTGGTAAAATTCAATTAGAATTTGCAGAAATCATTAAAGCAAATAGTACAGGCGTAAATGTATTAGCATTGTTAAATAAATCAGATGATAGATTTACATCAGGTGCTAGACGTTGTTGGATGTCTGTAGAAGTAGTAGATGCAGAAGAATTGCTAAGTATAAACTTAGGTAATGATCAAGCTTGGTATACAAATGCTAAGCAACAAGAGATCTTAGACTTAAATGTGCTTAATCCAATGATGCATGAAACTAGAATGCGTGTACTTATTACAGAAAGTACTGAGCCAACTGAATATCAACAAGATAATTGGGAAACTCAAGCTAAGCGTCGTGGTAAAGATGGTGATTATATTACTCATAATGGTGATTATATCTTTACTCAAAGCACTATTATCTTAACTAATGGTGTAACTGATGAAGCTCATACATTCTTAGATACAGATAGCACTAGTCTTAAGACTAAAGTAGTTGCTTTTGAATCTGATGATATGGAATTAATGTAAAATGTGTAATGATGTGGGGGAGTGCGGAAGCTTCCCTGCATCTACATTTTAATTATGGGACATATGGGTTGGATTTATGCTATGATACAAGATAATAGTTATCATGCATTTAAAGCTATTGCAGATACAGCTAAAGAAAACAAAGTTGATAAATTTAAATGGGATAATGTCTGGATTGATACAATTTATGCAGCAGCAGTTGTTACATTTGTAGAAAAGAAAGGCATGCCTGATTATGAGAAACATATTCAAGAGCCAAATGGATTATGATATACTTTGTAGCTTACAATGAACAGATCTTTGAGAGTCAGCAGTTTTTTCCTGCTACTCTTGAAGAAGCTGTTAAATATTGTGCATCTAAAACAGTATTAGCAGTAGATACAGAAACTACCGGTTTAGATTTTACACACGATAACATTACTATGTTTCAAATTGGAGATGATATACATCAATATGTTATAGATGTACGGGATCACCCAATCAGTGTGTTTAAAGATATACTTGAGTCAAAAGATATTGTTAAAATATTTCATAACAGTAAATTTGATCTAAACTTTATACGTAGTAACAGTGATATAAAATGTGAAAACATTTATGACACTATGCTTGTAGAGAAAATTATAAATTGTGGTAAAGGTCTTAGTAACAGTCTAAAGAATGTAGTTAAACGCTACCTCAACATAGATTTAGAGAAAGGAACTCAATCATCATTTATTAATAATCAATACGCTCAGTTTACAACAAGTCAAATAGTTTATGGTGCTAATGATGTTAAATATCTTATGGAAATAAGAAATAAACAAGAGTCAGCTATCATAAAGAATAAATTACAAAATGTTGTAGATCTAGAGAATAAATCTGTGTTAGCATTTGCTGACATAGAATTCAATGGGCTTAACCTTGATCAAGAGAAATGGGTTAAACTTAGTGAGAAATCATACTATGATGCTGAAAATCTAAAGTATACTCTCAATCAATATGTGGTTGAAGACCATAGAATGCAAAAGTTTATACCTGAGTATGTGCAAGGTGATTTGTTTGACACTGTTGAAAAACAAGTAGATGTCAATTGGGATTCACCTAAGCAAACACTTGATGTGTTTCAATGCTTAATACCTAAGCTTGAAAATGTAAACAGTAAGAGTATGTATAAATATAGGAACAAGTTTCCTCTTATCAACGACTACATTACATACAAGGAAAAGATGAAGATAGCTACAAGCTATGGCGAAGCCTTCCTTAAAAATGTACGTAAGAGTGGTAAGATACATACTAGCTTTAATCAAATACTTGACACTGGGCGTGTTAGTAGTTCTAGACCAAATATGCAGCAAATACCTGCAGACAATGCGTTTAGAAACTGCTTCATTGCACCTGATGGATGGTCGTTTGTGAGTGCTGACTATGCTTCCCAAGAACTGAATGTCATAGCTTTTGGTAGCCAAGATCCCGTGTGGATTAAAGCGTTAGAAGAAGGTCAGGACTTACACTCAACCTGTGCTGAACTTGTGTACAAAGATGGATGGAATAACTATGCTGAAGATGACTGTGCTTACATGGTCAACAAAAGTAAGTGTGACTGCCCAACGCACAAGAAGTTGCGTACTAATGTAAAGACTATTAACTTTGGTCTTGCATATGGTATGGGTCCTAACAAGCTTGCTGATACTCTTAACATAGCTAAAGAAGATGCAAAGCAACTCATTGAAGATTACTTCAGTGCGTTCCCTAACATCAAAGGGTTCCTTGAGAAACTAGCTGACTTCGGTAAGCATTATGGTTACATCAAGACTTTCCCACCATTTAACCGCCGTCGTTGGTTTGTTAATTGGTTCCCAAAGATATGGAATGATGAATCAGCATCAATGGAGCTTAGTAGTATTGAGCGTGCATCCAAGAATACACCAATTCAAGGTGCATCAGCAGATATGACTAAGCTTGCTCTTGTATATATTTATGAGTATTTAGCTGATAAAGATTTACCTGTTAAGATAGTGATGACTGTGCATGATCAAGTGGATAGTATTTGTAGAGACGATTACATTGAGACATGGTCAAAAACGCTTACATATCTAATGGAGAAAGCAGCAAACAAAGTAGTTACTAATGGTCTGCTTAAAGCAGATGTAAACGCAAGTAAAGTATGGGAGAAATAGCATTGACTCCATTCGAAATATTGTTCAAAGCTATACGCAAAGAGATGAAGGTGCAGAAGCATCAAATCTTGAGTAGAGATAGGACGCGTGATGTGTGTGAAGCAAGACAAATGTTTTGCTTTCTCGCACGCATGCATACTACAAAGACTACAATAGAAGTAGGTGAAGCTATTAAACGCAATCACTCTACTGTTGTGTATGCCACTAAGACTATGCAAGGGCTAGTTGCTGTAAGCAAAAGACTAAGTATAACTAAGAACTACATCGAACTAGAGATAAAAGATAAACTAAGAGAACGTACATATGTTAAAGTATGTGAACATTGTAAACAGATAATACATGAATAAAGTTAGAAAAACTCAAGTAGATGCATTTGATAGTATCAAGCAAAAGCTAGGTGCTAAACAAAGAGCAGTTGCGCATGCCCTCAAAGTAATGGGGGAAGCAAGCAACAAAGATCTGTCCAAGGCGTTGGGATGGCCAATCAATCGTGTAACTGGTAGGGTAACTGAACTAGTTAATCGTGGTATTGTAACATCAAACTCAACGAAACGTGATCCTGAAACTAACAGGACAGTAACCGTATGGACACTAGCATAAAAACACACGCAGTCAAAGACACTGAACAAAGAGCCGCATTAAATGCATGGGCTTCTCAAAACTTTAGAGGTAGTATAATAGCTGGTACTGGCTTTGGTAAATCTAGATGTGGCGTAGTTGCAATCAACTATGTCCTTAAACAGATACCCAAAGGTAGTGCACTCTTGCTTGTACCAACAGTACAATTACAAGATCAGTTTAAAGAGGAGTTCATCAAGTGGGGATTTGAGCAGTGTCTCGACCGTGTTGATATAATATGTTACCAGAGCGCATACAAATTAGTAGACAATCATTATGATATTGTAGTGTGTGATGAAGTCCATCTTGGGCTATCACCACAGTACCGTAAGTTCTTTAAGAACAATCAGTATGACCGTCTTCTATGTATGACTGCTACTCCACCTGAAGAGGAGGAGTACAGATTACTATTATTTAAATTAGCACCAACAGTATATAGAATAAGCATAGATGAGTGTGTAGAGCTTGGATTAGTATCACCGTATGAAATCCACTGCATACCTATTGACATGACTAGTGAAGAGCAAACAGAATACAAACGCATTAATAGAAAGTTTGTTAAACATAAGTTAGCTCTTGGTCATGATGCATTCAATGCTGCACGTATTATACTAGCCTCTGCTAATAGTAGTGGGGAGATGAAAGCACATGCTGCAGGATTCTACAGTGCTATACGTGAACGCAAGAAGATTGTAGACTGCGCAACTAACAAGGTTGAGAAGTTTAGAGAGATTGTGTACAATAATTTAGATAACAGAATAATAACTTTTGGCGGTAAGAATTCATTTACCGATGAGCTAGCAGCAAGTGTTAGCCCACTAGCAGAAGTATATCACAGCAAGAGATCCGCAAAGCTTCGTAAAGAGGCATTGCGTAAGTTTAAGGAAGGGGAAGTCAATGTACTTTGCTCAACTAAAGCTCTGAATCAAGGCTTTGATGTACCTAATGCTAACGTGGGTGTAATCTGCGGCTTGACTAGTAAAGCTTTATCAATGGTCCAACGTGTTGGTAGGCTGATAAGGTTTGAAGAAGGCAAGAAAGGTCTTGTGTATGTCCTGTATGTTAAGGACAGTCAAGAAGAGAAATGGCTTAAAAACTCAGTCCAAAAGTTAAATGGAGTTAAGTGGTTGTAAATAATATTTAAACATATATTTTGATATGCTAAATAATTTTATTACATTTGTTAATGCGTTATATGCCATTATAACAAAATCTTTTATATGCAATGACTATTGAACTAGATTTAAATATGCTTAAAGAGGTAGGTATGAGTCCTGATGACTTTACCTACCTTTATCTAGTTTACAGAAAAGGTCAATCATATTTACCACAGCTTAATCTTAAGCCAAATTTAGACAGATTACAAGAGAATGGTTACGTCAAACTCGGAGATACATTTGAAGATCATGTTGTTAGACATAAGTTTCTAGATTTATTTCTAGCTGACTTTGACAAAATGTTTAACGAATTGACGTTAACCTATCCTCTTAAAGTAAACTCTGATAAGGGTGTCCGCATTCTTCATGCTAAGGATCCTAACGCTAAGTCTAATCAAAAAGCTAAAATACGTTACAAGAGAATTGTTAACGGCAAGCCCCATGTTCATAGAAAGATCATCGCTTGCCTGAATACACAGCTCAAGTTGGAACGTAATAACCTAGCTTATTTGCAGAACTTAGAAACATGGATTAATAACCATACTTGGGAAAAGTATGAAAACTTAGATGAAAATGACACACGAGACAAAACCAAACCACGCATCACAAGATCTCTTTAAAGACAAAGGATTTCACAGCATAGCAGACTCAGTAAATACCTCACTTAATGAGATAAAGAAAGGTATGCTTGGTCAGCGTGTGGTTTACCCCACTAAGTGGACAAGATTAAACAGAAACCTACTAGGTGGTCTGCAACCTGGCAAAATGTATGTCATAGCAGGTCGTCCAGGTGTAGGTAAAAGCGCATTCAGTAATCAGATGATCTTCGATCTCTTAGATACTAACTCAAAGAAAAACTTAATGGTATTGTACTGGTCTTTCGAGATGCCTGGCCATCAGCAAATATTACGTGCTGGTGCTAAGGATGTCAAGAAAGAGGTAATGGATTTACTATCAGTGCAAAACAAGTTGAGACAAGACGAGTATGATCTATATGCAGAGAAAGTTGCTGCTTATACTGAATATCCTATCTATTTTAATAACGTACCTAAAGACATAACATTCATCAAGAGAACCAACGCAGAGATAGCAGAGAGCTATCCGGATACTTTGGTCATAAATGTTTACGATCACTCTAGGTTAATATTAGCTAACGCTGACACAGAATTGCAAAAACTAAACCAAATATCTAAAGGTTGCATGTGGATGCAAGCTAAGTTTGGGGTTATTAATATACTGTTATCACAGCTAAATAGGAATATAGAACAAGAACACCGTGCCCGTAATCAGTACCAACCAATGCTAACAGATTTGTTTGGTGGTGACAGTATAGGTCAGGATGCTCATGTTGTTATGATGCTACAGAGACCCTTCGATCTCTATGGTATTACAGATCTGTACTGCGATGAAGAGCCAGAAGGTTTGCTAGCAGTACATATAGAGAAGAACAGGGACGGCATGTTAGGTATGATACCATACGAAGCTGAACTTAGTACATTCACCATAAACGAGAGAAAGTATGTTAATAAAAAAGGTAAATAGAAAAGCCCTTGACATTAAGACAAGCGGTAGATCTACAGACTTTATTACACCTTCTTTTGGGCATGGATGTTTGTACGATTGTAGTTACTGTTACATGAAACGTAACAAACCTAATGGGTTGACGATAGCACAGAATACAGGAGATATACTCACAGCAGTAAACAACCATGCATTCTTTACACACGTTAACAAACCTAATCAGACACACGCACAGTACACTACTTACGACGTTAGTTGTAACGAAGACTTTGCATTGCACCTTAGGCACCACGACTGGGAGAACATCTTTGAGTTTTTTAGAACTCACCCTGTAGCCATGGGCTCGTTCGCTACCAAGTACGTAAATCCTAAGTTGATTGAGTATAACCCTGAAGGTAAGATACGCATACGTTTCAGTTTGATGCCTCAGCACATGTCTACGTTACATGAACCCGCTACATCTAAAATCATTGATAGGATTAAAGCTATCGATGCATTTATAGATGCAGGGTATGACGTCCATGTTAACTTCAGTCCAGTCATTGTGACGGAGACATGGCTAGAGGATTACAAGCAGTTGTTTCAAATGTTAGACGACTATGTAGATTACAAAAAGCAAGTTCTTGCAGAGGTTATATTTCTAACCCACAACGAGAACAAGCATAGAGCTAATCTTATAGATAAACCGGATGCAGAAGCACAACTGTGGGCACCAGATATACAAGAGAATAAAATCTCACAGTATGGAGGGAGAAACATTAGATACGAAAGACACCGTAAACGAAAATACATTAACCAATTTATAAACCTTCATGGTCAAATTATACCATGGAATAAAATCAGATACATATTTTGAAAAAAGGATACTTAGACTATAAGCCTCTTGATAAGAAACCATTTGTTTCCAAGGGAAGAGAAACTGAATACTGGAGAGAAAGACATGCTAAGAAATTAGCAGAAAAAAACAAACCAGGTTTTGTAACTACTGATATATTTGAGCTTGTATTTGGATTTGGATACCCAAAAACATACAAGAAGCCATCATTAATGCCAACTTACAAAGACCCTAAATCATTAGGCTCTAACGGTAAAGTGGCAAAATTTAGATAACATAGCTAGTGGTAATGTCTCAACAATACCAATAAGACTACGAGCTGTGTAAATTAGGTAAGAGAAGTGAGTACACTCTTTTAAGATCGTGATTCCAGGTGATACTGCCAAACCACATGGCGCCTATTTTATTATTATGCTAAATTGTACCCTAACGGGTATAAAATAGCTTAATGAGTGGCTAATTATACCCTAACGGGTGTAATAC